GTTCTTTGACATCTTCATTTGGGTCGTAAACATTATCCCAAATAGCTTGTAAAAATAATTTTGAAAATTCACAATTTTTAACAAACCAAACGCCAGTATTTGGCATTCTCCAATCAGATCCTATTATCATATCATTATCACTTCCGTATTTGTCTACAAATGATTCTAATTTTATATTATCATTCATAATAAAAATGTCACTGTCAATCCATACCAACCAATCATAACTATCTAAATATTTCAAAAAAAGAAAAATTTTAGACCAGTGAATGGTTTTTGATTTATTATAAATACTATCGTCGTCAATAAAATCGTATCCATGTTTTTTACAATATAATTGCTTGTTTATAGTTGATAATTTCGTTCTTTTTTTATATTCTTCTCCAATAGAAAAATTACATAATGCAATCTTTGATTTTGTATTCATTTTGATTATTTTCAATTAATTCTATAAATTGAAAAAATATTTATTATGTCCAATTATAATAAAAAATGAAGAGAAAATATCGTTCTAAAAGCCCTAAAAATGATGGTAAAAGACGCTCAAAATCTTTAGGAAAATGTAGAAAATATCTTGGTAAGAAAATAGGAATAAATATGTATGAATATAAACTTGGTAGATGGGTAAGTCCAGCTCAAGCGATCGCTGTTTCATACTCCGAGACTTTAAAGAGATTTCCTCATTGTAAACAACATCTGAAACGTAAAAGTTCTAAATCTAAACGCAAAAAATCTTAAATATAATATAAATCATTTAAATAAAATTAAATGAAAGTTTTAATTTTCTCATCAATAGGTGATTATAATCAAAAATCGTGGCTTTCAAATGAAACTAATGCTGATTTTATTCTAGCATATTATGGAAAATCGAAAGAAAAATTTGAAGATTTGAAAAAGAAATCGTTATATTGTTTTAGATCAAAAGGTGTTAAATTCCAATTATTATGGTCTTGGTGGATTCATAATATTGAAAAAACAAAAGAATATGATATAATTGGTGTTATAGACGACGATATACAATGGGATTCTAAAACCATGAACAAATTTATTGAAAACTTGAATATATATTCTACAAATAATCCAGATACAGTAGTATTTTCACCAAGTCATCATAAAAATGGAAAGATTACAAGAATTCATATGGAACAACAACTTTTTAATTATAACAAAATTAGAAAAGTCGATTCAATAGAAATGACATGGCCTTTTTTAAAAAGAGATTTTCTAGATAGCTATTTACAAAATGAATATGAAATATCTTTACAAGGATATGGAGAAGGAAGACTTTATTCGGAAAAGGCAAAAAAAGAAAAGAAAAATCTGGTTGTGTTTGATAATTTTCCAAGTATAAATCCTACAGATATTCAGAAAGGAATAAAAAAAATGAAATGAGCGGAACATACCCATTCTACGCATAAATTTTTGATTTAATAATGAAATCAAAAAATAAGGTCTACATAGTTCTAGACCAGATAATATAAGAATACATAATAATTTTATCTATATCTATCTTGTTGAATTCTTCAAACGATATTTCATTTTTTTTTGAAATTAACATCTGTAAAAATGACATTCTATATTTATCCATCTTTTTCAAATCGAAATCTTCATCTATCTCAAATATTTTGTTTGAATATTCGTCAATCATCTTAGACATAGAGAATTCTCGTTCTTCTTTAGATTTTATGTTTGATATATATTTGATGTTTGATATAGAATTCATCCATTGTTCAACTTGTTCTTTATTACTTTTAGAGAACACCCATCCTGGTCCTACTTTTAAATTTGAGTTATATTTACCGCCTAATTCTTTTAAAGTTTCTTTAAAATTTTTCGTTTCTCCGAAAACAACAAATGACTTTTCAGTATAATCTTCAATATTCATGATAATGATTTATATTTATACTTTATAGTTTTAAATACTTATTTTTAATACCATTCAAGAGTTTCATTCAATATTTGAATAAATTTGTCTAAGAGAGGTAAATGACATACACTCAAACACAAGTTGAAATCCCTGCAACCTTTTCTCAATATCGCAATTTTTTTATTACCATTATTGATGTTATTACTTCTGATTCGCCAAAATTCACGATTCCAATATTCATCGCTATCACCTTCACCTTCACCTTCAGTCATCTTAATGAATGCCTTCGAGTTGTAGAGCTCATTAGCCATTTGAAGAATTTTTTCTTGTCTTTTTAAATCCAATAATTTGGCTTTGGTGATTTGAAATTCTTCCAAACACTGTTCAATAAATGATCTTGGAGTGCTGTTAATATCATCCTTGACAATATTAATAAAATCAATCACATCGAAAGAATGTATAATTTTCAACTTCGATTTGGGGTTGAAATAAAAATGGCAAAGTCTTGCAAAGTTTCTATTGAAGTCTGAACAACCATCATATTCTTTCACTTCGTCACAAAAAGAAACACTCTTCTTCTTATTCGAGAAATGATTGTCGACAATTGTGAAACCGCAAGAAATAGACATAATGTGTTTTCAAAGGATGAAATCAAAGATGAAATTTTTTTATTTTTTTTGTGAAAAAATCAATTTTTTATAACATATGAAAATGGGGTTATAAAAAAATATTATTTTTTGCAAAGATAGAAATGCTTTATGATCCAAAATAAAATCATTATAACAAACATTTTAAATAAAAGTAAAAAGTATAATGAATTTTGAGTGATTTGGATGTTTGATGTAATCAATTCATCTACTTTAGGTATAGATAAAAGAACAAATAAAATTCCAACAAAAAAAGGTTCGTATGCCTCATTAATTACACTTCTTACAATCGATTTTTTTTCTTTATCTTTGAATAAAGTATTTAGCATCATCAATTCTGATTCAGTTGGAATAGATTTATCAATTGGCAAGTTTGCAATCATATCATAATTGAAATTATTTTCGTTATTCATATTCATCATTTTTCTTAAAAAAAATCTATTATTTTAAGTTAGAATTTTTTTTAAAAGACGTTTAAAATATTAAAATTATTCAACAAAAATGCCACTTTCACTAAAAAAAATTGAAGATTTACTCGCATCAAAAGGTTTTATTTGCAAATCTTACTACAAATTGGATGATTTCTGTATATACATTGAAGTATTCAGTGTTCAAGATGCAACCAGTTTCATGTTATACGTATCGAGTAGATATGAATTAAAAGTTGATAATAGGGATAATATTTATGAATTAAAGTATATGGAAATGACTAAAGAAGACGAAAATGTGAGTTCATCTTATGCACATGAACCGGACGATGTCGATATCGAAGAATTTTATAATAATGTTGATATTAATTTACACAACTACAACCAACAAAATTCAAATTTGGAAAAAATGTTATTGGAAGATTATAATAAACAATTGACAATAAAAGATGTGAATAAGGAAGATAAACAGAATTTAAAAGATATTTTTAGACAAATGAATAGATTCATGTATTGCGTGCAAAATATAAAATACAAATTGTCTATTTTTTATAAAAATTATCTATGTTCCATCACAAAAGATGACGAATTAGACTGTTTTTTAATTTTAAATTACCCTAGAAATGATAATCGAAAACTTTATATTTATATAGATCTTAAAACTTTATACATCAAGATGGAAACTTTTCCGAATGATGTGCGAACTGTAAAGGATGGAATTTATAGACTTCTTAATCAAAATCAAATTAAACATACTAAAGTTCTAAATGACATGTTAGAACAAAAAATTACAATTCTTCAATATTCCGAAGTTGTTCAGAAAAAAAAAGAAGATATTCAAACTTATATTACACAATTCGAAACGCTGTTGACCAACTTAAATTTGAATGAAAAAAGTATATATGAAAAACTTGAAAAAGTCAGGTCGCAATTTTCTGATTATGGTATAAAAGGTTTACACGACGATATTGAAAAATCTCATCTTACCGCTCATTATGAAAGTGAACTAGACAAGATAAACAATGTAAAGCAGGATATAATACAAAACATAGTTAATTTGAAAACTCAACAAGAAAATATCACTTTAAAAATGGACAAGATTCTATTCGACAATTCAATAATGATCAATGAAATTTCTAAAAATTTTATAAAACTAGCTGAAATTGTTGGTTAGAAAAAATTGATTTTTTTATATTTTTTTAATATAAAAATCACCTTTGTGAAAATGTCTAGCACATCAGTTTCTTCCGTAGCCTATCCCCCTATGACAAGAGTTAGTTTTCAGCATCCAGTGATCGGATTAGTTCGAGGAGTAATATCGAGATCTTACTTCACAGCCAGTAGAAATATATCGACACATCCAGATGGCCTTGCTTATGTCATAGATGTTCCTTGTCCAAATAGAGGGACTATTCAGTTTGTCAAACAGCCTTCGGACATAAGTGTTATTGAACAATGATAGTTAGTAGTATGTATTAAATAAATATATAATCTGAAGTGATTTTATTATTAACCTTATATAATTTTTAAAATTCATTCGAATTTTAAAATCTATCTTTATTTTTCTTCCCTCAGCTTTACACCTTTGTGATCATATATCCATATTTCGTATTCATATCCAATGGATTTAGCTGTATTTTGTTTATAAGACATAAATTTTTCTTGTATAAACGTCCATTCAGACTTAACTTCAACACATCGATTTTGAGATTTAATAAATATATCAACATAGTGTCGGTGTTTTTTATTTTCACCATCTATATACCAGATTTCTGGAACACGATCAGCTTCAGTTATTATATCTTCTTCAAATATTCCACTCTCCAACAATTCTTTTAAAGCAAAATTTTCATATCCATGTATATCTATAACTTTTCCAGATGGAAAAGTAAATAATTTAGAAGATTTCATTTGGGATTTCATAAATATTTCAGCATTTTGCATTGCATTAGGAACTCCATATCTTTCCATACTGGTATTTATTGTTTTTTCGAGACCGCATTCTTTGCATGCATAACCATTTTTAACATCATTTATTCGCACTGTGTATTCATTATCACATTTACATAATATTGTTATAGGTGAATTCATACTTATGTACGTATCACTGAATTTTTCGTCACTCATATTTAATTTCATGGATTTGTCTTCAACAATTTTAACAACCTCATCATAATTTTTTTTTCTATTATTTCCACAATCTTGACATTTATGACCTTGTCTTACATTTGTATAACATAATTCTTTTTTTTCGTTGCAAATACAAATCACTGGTATTTTTTGATCACATCCAGTAAATTTTTCTGAAAATTCTTTTTCATTCCATAAAAGTTTGATACCATTTTCTTTGTAAACATCGTTAACTTCGTCATATTTTAAAAGTCTTGTTTTTGGGATAACACAGTGTTTACATCTTGTTCCGAATTTTATGTTAGTAATTGTTCTATTTGATTCCTTTTCGCAATTTGTGCATTTAACCGGTATGGGTTTAGTCATAGTTTTAAAATTTTCATTATATTCTTCTTCAGACCAAGTCAATTTAAATCCATTTTCTTTGCATATATCTACAGCAATGAAAAAAGTTGTCCTATTTTTCTTTTGTAAATTTCTATTTCTTTCGTCAGCACATTCTCTACATGTGCTTCCCTTTCTAATATTATCTAATGTTAGATCTTTTTTTCTTTCACAAGAGCATACCACGTGTATTTTTGTACTTGTTGTAGTTTTATAATTAATATTAAATTCTTCTTTTGTCCAAATAAGTTTCATTGAATTGCTTTCAATTATATTTTTTGCTTGTTCAAAATCTATCTTCTTTTTGCTCATTTTGAAATTCTTTAAGAATTCAAAATTAAAAATCACTTTTTCAATTTAAATTTATAAAATAATAAGTTGGTCTATAAAACAGTTTAATTATTGACAAAATTAGTAGTGCAATTTCCGGAAGAATTTGAATATGCGTCTAAAATATTAAAGTACCCTCCACACTGGTATGCAACTCCATGTGTTAAAGCATCAGTGTTGATAGCGGGGTAGTTGGGAACCTTGTATGTAGGAGAGTAATCGGCTACCGATCCGGTTGCTTCGAAACCTTCTCTGTATCTGAACGATTCACCGGCGGGACCCGATGGTGAAGCTTTTCCCATACCAGCTTCAACAGCAGCTTCAGCTTTTGCTGCAGAAGAACCAGCAATGGGTCCTTTGAAAGTGAAATCTTTATCAGATGGTTGGGCAGTTGCGGCAACTTCGGCCAAAGAGCATTTATTATATCTAACTAATCTTGCATAATGACATGCAGGTCCATTTACTGATCCGTAGTATGAATTCATTTTTTATTGATAGTCAAGAGAAAAAGAAATTTTTATTTTTTTAATTTTTTATGAAAAAAAATATATGAATTTATTTATAATTATCTAAAAACTTATCCGGCACATATGACATTTGTCAAGCTTTGAAAAACATGTGTCACAAACTGCATGTCCACACTTTTTCATAATTACAACCTTATCCTTTTGATACGGTTCAAAACATATTTGACATGTTTTATTCAATTGAATCATCATTTCTATGCATTCATTCGCTAAAAATGTCGGAACTTCTTTAATTATTTCAATTATTTCAGGATTCATTATCGGAGTTGAAACAATACCTGTTCCTCTAACTGACAATTCGGGCGTTGAAATAGAATTATTATCTGATCTTATTTCAGAATTACGGGTATTATCTGTATAAGGCGTAAACCCAATTCTACGTCTAACACGTCTTATAGGTCCAGTATAAGGAGTTTGACTTCTTAAATACATCTGAAAATCAACTTGATCTCGGAATCTTGTATCTAAATGTTCACGAAGAATATGAAAACCATTGAAAGCGACATGACCATAATTAGCTCCTTTTGATATTAACCACTTACAAATCGGATTATGATTATTTTGATATGCTATTAAAAGAGGAGTCATACCTCGTGAATCAGATTTATTTAAAAAAGTTGATATATTTATCCTATGGGTTGTGAAAATTTTCACAATATAAAAATGTCCTCTTTCACAAGCGTCGAAAAACGCAGTTCGTCCATAATTATCTTGGATATCAGTTGAAGCATTCAAAATATTCAATAAAAGAATAACAATATCATGTTTTTTATGTTTAACAGCTGAATGTAGCAATGTTGAACCAAAATTCACACTTTTTGAATCAACAATAAATTGACCCGAAGCGCAATATTGTCTAATAGTGTCTGAGTTATTTCTTAAAATGTGTTTTTCTAAAAAATGCATTGTTCTAATATCACCGTAAATAGAATGATTGGCTGTTACTAGAAGATTTTCGTTCATCATATTATTAGATTTGTGAAAAAATAAATACAAAAAAGTTTTAAAATCATTTTTTTACATCTTTCCATAAAAGAAAATGTCATTTTTATATAATTTTTTAAGTCAATTCTTATTTTATAAACAACCAGAAATAATACCTCACCTGGATAAAAACGAAGAAGATGATGATATTTTCATTGTAAAACATTTAGTTACTATACACGACATAAAATCCATTCGATTAAATAAAGTCAAAGAAACAGATACAATTCAAAAAGATTATGATGACCTGAAAAAACTTATTTTAAATGTAAAACTTAACCACGTCACAATTGATGATAAACAAAATAAAGAATATAAACATAGACATCCCGTTTTAAATGAATTACGTGAAAAATTTAAAAAATAAATAAAAATTTGCGTAATAAATAAATGAGTAATAATGATCCTATGAAAACATCTGGATTGTGTTGTAAAAATGTAATTCCTGTAAATTACACACCACCATTTCAAACAACTAAATATGCTTCAAATAATATAAATGAGCAATATGGAAATATCCAAAATATTACTAGTAGCACTATGCGTGGAAATTATTCTGAGCGAATAAAATATATTATGAATGATAACACAAATGAAGTTGGTTTGAGTTCTGGAGGAGGAGAATATGTTGTTCCTAATTATAAACATCGATATGATCAATTTCATAGACATAATTGTTTTGATTTTGGATATCAAAAATTAAGAAATGCTTATGGTAATGGAAATAACGGACAATGTAAAATTCGCTATGAAGATTACTAATTTTATGAATTCAGATATATCTCTGGTTTTTACGCGCTATCTATTATCAGAAATATTTTTCATTTTTTTCATAATAATTTATAAATACAATAAATTAAAAAAAATGAGTGACGATGAAGAAAAAAAAGATGATGATGGATTTAGTGTTACATCTCAGCAATCTGTTAAATTGTTAGATCATGACGAAGATAGAAATAAGAATTTATATAAAAGTTTTATTGTTATTATATTTTCTTCATTTTGTTTAACTATTTCATTGGGAGTAAATGAAATGTTCAAACTTATCCTGGATCATACAAAATCAGATAAAAGTAATGTCAATGAAATCGGATATTATGTTGTTTATATCTTTGCTCTTGTTATAATAACTTTAGGTTTGGTATACTTTTTAAATGTAGAAGTTTCATAACAAGATTTAAATAGATATTCAGTGATATATATATATATAAAAAATGGAAAATCGTGATAAAATTCCAAGTTTGTATAAAACTTGTAGTCTTCATATAGCACTTGAAAGGGCAGATTTAAATAAAGATTGGGTTGTATTTAAAGAACTAATGAAAATCGATCCGAAGTTTTTAAAAATGCATTTAGATGCAACATCATCTATATTTGATTATAATTATCTATCTCTTACAAAAGAACAACAATATGATTTATTCAATTAAATTTTATAACTATCTGTTATAAAATATAAAGCAATGATCGACAATGATATTACAGAAATAGTGCCACATTTATTTTTATCAAACTGGTTTACAAGTAACAATTCAAATGTATTATATAAAAATAATATAAAAGCTGTTATAACTATAGAAACTTTAGAAAAACCAAGTGATATTTTATTATATCAACAGATGAATGGGATAGAATCTATGTATATCACCTTACCTGATAGTCCATCAGCTAATATATATCAATATTTTGACAATACTTATGATTTCATTGAAAATAAAATATCAAAAGGGGAAAATGTGTTGGTTCATTGTTATGCAGGTATTAGCAGAAGTGCAACTATTGTTTTAAATTATTTACTAAGATCCTTTTATCAAAATCGAAATAATAATAAAAATTTTACAAATCCTCAAGAAATTTTGCAGTCAGTTCTGAATTTTGTTAGACAACGGAGACCGATTGTGAATCCAAATCAAGGATTTTTAAATCAATTACTTCGAAAAACGATTCAATATAGCAACGAATATTTAAAAACCGAATATTTTTGCATGAGGAGAAGTCATGTATAAGTTTTGATTCAATTATAAAAGTTTCGGTTGTAAGTTTTCGTCTCATACTTTTATAATCTATATGTATTTTCATAAATCATTTTTGAAAAAATGAGGAAATTTTTTAATAATTTCTCCACCAATTTCTATATATACTTCTTCTCTAGATTTAAAATGCTTTTCTAAAATTTTGTTATCATCAACTAAATCTATTATAATAGGATCACCTTCTTTTGTTCGCATTATCCTACCAACACTCTGGATTACATAATCAACGATATCTGATGCAAAAATCAGACAATCTAACTTTTTGAAATCAAAACCGGTTGAGCATTTTGATGAGCTCGCAACCAATACCTTACACTCACGGTCAAATTCTTGTTGACTTTTTAGTAAACTTTGAACCATCACACCCTCTTCCAATAATCGATCATATAAATATTTTCCCTGTTCTACTCGTTTAGTGAGAATTAGAATATTTCTATCCTTAAATTTTTTACATATTGATATAATTAATTCATTTCGTTCTATATTATTACATTGTGCATCTAATATTGCACCCCAATTTAACTTTCCGCTTTCGGTAAGCTCCATTTTAGGCTTGAATCCTGTATGAACTTTATATACGATATGTTTTCGTTTCAGTAGACGAACAATACGATTACTTCCAAAATATAGTTCTATTAAAGGATCTAGACCATCGGTTCTGTAAGGTGTCGCACTTAATCCAATCAAATATCTTGGGAAAATACATTGAAGACTTTTCGATAATGATTCAGCCATAATCAAATGAAGTTCATCTACAATACATAAAGCAATTTTTTTAAAAAAAGTCTTCTTTTTTTTTGGAATATTCGTTGCATTCATAATAAAAAAATCACAATCTTCATCTAATTCGCTTTTTGATGTTAGTTTTTGTATCTTTGCAGTAGGACAAAATTTTAAAATCGATTCTTCCCATTGATTAATCAATACAATTTTATTGACGATAATCAATGTTTTTAAACGAATTTCACATGCCAAATTTATAGCCATGATTGTTTTTCCAAATCCAGTGAAAAGACTAAGAATAATCGAGCTAGTTTTAGATAAAATCTTAAGAGCCTCTTTTTTAACTTCTATTTGTTCATCTCTCAATGATCCTGTGAATTCTACTTTCATTGATGGAAATTTTTCTCTTGGTCTACGAGGTAATTTTAATTTAGAAGACCCATAAGCAAAGGGTATATAAACATAATTATTATCATCTAAAAAATAAGTTGAAATTTCTTTGACAGGCGCAGATTTGTTATATTTATTTGAAGGAATTTTTATAATCAAGTCATTGTTTATAGTTTGTATTTGTTCATTAGTCAAATCTGAAGATTTCACAAGTAAAGACATATATATATTTATTTTGTTTGTTATATATATGTTATGTAAATAAATCTTAAAATCAAATTTTTTCTTCTTCATATAATTGTAAAATCAGAAAGAATAATACTACTAAAATTTTCAACTTCGATGACAACGCATTCTTTTTCTATAATAGAAGCAACTTTAAAATTATTAAACATATTGGGTTTACGTTCATGTTCTTTTATAAATTGAATATGTTTCATATCATCAAATATTTGAATATTATAACAGTCTTTTTCTTTAATAATTAATACATGGAATATTCCTATTGAAAATAAAAGATTATATACATCAAATGCTAAATCCTTATTTAAATTTCGAATTTCAACATAATTCGATTTTTGAATTGAATTGATATCAATTATACCAGTCAAAAGTTTACGTCTGAAATATATAGAATTTCTTTTACAAACATCAGGGATGCATTTTGAAACAAAAAGAAAATCGTAGGTATTTTTTATTTCATCATCTAAATTGATATCTGAAATTGATATTATGTGTTCATTCAAACTAGAAATTTTTTTTAATTTTAAAGTATCTAATGTTTCCTGAAAGGATTGTATGAAACATGGGTTATTATCATCTTTAATTTTTATAAATAATTTATTGATATTTCCAAGAAATATTCCTATGAAATAAGGATCTATTGGTAAATCAACTTCTTTATATTCAACAGCTGATTTATATATAGATAATGCGTTTTTATCATCATTATTAAACGATAAATATTGTTTGATGTCAATATGATTGAATGTTAAATTTTTGTTATTGAATGTTAAGAATTTGGTGTTTTCACCTATAACAAAACTATTTCCATATCTAGAAATGATTCTATAAAGATTTTCTTTTGAAATATATTTCTTCTTTACGATATTTTTATAATTTGGCATTCCAAGTAAAATGTCATTTTCTTCTATATCAATAACTTTTTTTAAAGTTCCGTTGGATAATAAAATTTCAGTATCTTTATGAAAAAAAAATTTTTCTATATTATTCATTTTTTATTGTAAATGATTATTCTTTTAATCTTCTTTTTCAGTAAAAGAATACATGTAATATCCAAGTGATAAATATTTCACTAAATCTTTTTCGGTATGATGATTTTCTTTTGAGAATTTGAATTTGTAATAAAATTCGCATAACAGAAGAATTTCCTCTTTATTGATTTTACCATCCTTGATCGAGTCTGATAAATCTGACAAAAATTTTAGAAGACTTTCTTTTTCTTTTTCTTGAACGGTGTTCATTTTTAGTTATATATTATTTTATTTTTAAATATAGATATATATCCTAATATGAAATAATTTTCTTTTCCATTTAAAAAAAATAATATTTAAATAAAAATGAATATTTTCGTAATACTTTTATTCTTGATATTTTTATTTTTATTGGGGTATTTCTTTAATTTTTACAGATATTTTAAAATAAGATACTATCCGAATTTACCAGATTACATTATGAAATATACTCAAAAAAAAAAAATAACCAGTTTTAGTTCAAAAATCATTGTGTCTATTTCTTGCAGACCTCAAAATTCTCATAAATTGGAACCTTTACTCGCATCCTTATTGGATCAGACAATTAGAATTGATCAAATTGCACTGAATATACCATATAAAACAAAAGATGGACGAGATTACCAAATTAAAAAGGTTTGTGAAGACGTTGCAAGTGTTTATAGATGTGGAAATGATTATGGTAAGGAAAATAATATAATACCCACTTTATTACGTGAAGGTGAATATGGAACAATTGTTATTTCTTTGGATGAAAATATTATATATGGGAAAAATTTTCTAGAACTTTTAATTCAAACATCTGTTCAAAATAATAATTGTGCCATAATGTTCGACGAAGGAATGCTTGTTAAACCAGAATTTTTTACTAGAGATATATTATATGCAGAAAATATTATAAGTGTCAAAAAATATATAAAATCTCGTAAAATAAATTTTGAATATTATGAAAATTATAAGATATAATTTCATAATAGTTTAGATCGACATTTCTGAGTTTAATGATAAAATCGTTTTTTAATAATTGAACCTATACAAAATATGATTTAGATTTTCTTTTGTTTACAGATTTAGACTTTTTTCTTTTGTTTACGGATGATTTAGACTTTTTTCTTTTGTTTACAGATTTAGACTTTTTTCTTTTGTTTACGGATGATTTAGACTTTTTTCTTTTGTTTACGGATGATTTAGACTTTTTTCTTTTGACAGATTTAGACTTTTTTCTTCCATCATATTCAGAATTTTCTAAAAGACTTGGTATTAAGCTATCATTAGCTCCATGTTCTTTTAATATATCCTCTACAATGGGTTTATTATTTTGATGAGCAATCATGTAAGCAGTAAACCCCGTAAAATTTTTTTCATTAATTTCAGTTTTATCCTTATTTAAAAGTATTTCAACAATACCTGATTTACCTTCTCTACATGCATACATCAATGCGTTTTCTCCTCTATTTTCTTTTAAATTAATATCAGCTCCGCCATTAATTAGTTTTGTAACTATATCAGTATTACCTGCTGAACATGCATTCATCAAAGCTGTTGTGTCATCATAACTGTTTTTACGATTTATTAGATCACTCCCCCCCTTTTCTATTAGCTTATCAACTAAATTTGGATTTGGATTTAGTTGTGAACATTCTTGCATCAATAAAGTTCCGAATATAACATCTTCTTTATAAAGATTTGCTCCAGCTTCAATTAATTTAATCACAATATTATTATATGAAGCTTTTTCTTCCAAAGTTAATTCATCTTTATTTTGATATCCATAGGAATATGCAGCCATCAATGCTGAATAACCACAATTATCAATATCAAGATTTGCTCCTTTAGAAATCAGGAATTCAACTATATTTTCTTTTCCATTCAGTGCTGCTATTATTAATGCAGTTTTATATTCAGCGTTTTCTATATCAATATTCCCAGGTTCTTGATTAATATAATTTTGAACACTTTCTAAATTACCATTTTTAGCTGAAATAAAGAAATCTAAACTCATTTATTTTATTTTTATTTATATAAAAGAAAAATTATGAAAAATTTTAAAATATGAAAGATATATAAGATAAATGATTATTCAAAATGAAATAAAAATCTTGCTTATATTAAGTCTGATAAGTTTTATCATGGATGTTTCTTCGGGTGCAGAAGCTTATTACAAAAAGTGTTTGAAAAATCCAAAATTTTACTCCGTATTATTCTTGCATCATATTATATCTGTATTTAGTTTTATAGGATGGATAAGTTCTAATGTTTATGTTCTAATATACTATATAATATCAAATATAATGATTTTTGTTCATTGGAATTGTTATTATAAATGTGTAATATCTGAGTACATTCGAAAAGAATGTGATTCACCTAAAGTTCCATTTAGAGACCTTTATTATTTTCTTGGTTTAAAAGAATATATGAAACATATTTGTGGATTTTTCATGATTATAACTATAATAAAACTTTATAAAAAATATAAAAATAGTGTTTAGAAATAAAATAATGATATTAAAAATGTTATTTTTAGGTGATTCAAATGTTGGTAAATCTTGTTTAATCAAACGATTTTTAGACGACGAATTCGATAGTCACTTATCATCAACAATATGCATAGATTTTAAAATTAAAAAAATTAAAGAAGATTTGAAACTTTATATGTGGGAAATAACTTCTGTAAAGGATTGTAAGTCATTTTTTAAAGATGCAAATGGAATTTTTATTTTTTTTGATATCACTAATGAAAAATCTTTTTTAAATATACGATACTACATAGATGCTGTTAAAAATAATAATAAAAATAATAATATACCAATCATATTATTAGGTTCTAAATCAGATCAAAATGATAACCGCAAGATTTTGTATCAAGACGCCAAAAATTTTGCTGATTCAATGAATATGAATTATTTTGAAATTTCTTCAAAAGAAGGAAAAAAAGAGGATGTTCAACAAATATTTAATATAATGCTTTCAGAAATCGATGAATGGAAAGAAAAAGAAGAACTAAACGAAAAACACGAAGTGAAGAAGAAGAAAAAAAAATGTCTTATAATGTAGTCATTTTTTATAATAAACCCTTATTATAAAAAAAATATGAAAAATTATATTTATGTCAGATATATGTTATATATATAAAGTCAAGTCATAGTCAAGTCATGCATTAATTCTTGAATTCCTGAATGACTTTTTACAGATATTTTATACGCTTTTGAATTCAATTCATCACCATCCATTCTATCAATTTTGTTCTGAACAACCATCACTCTTTTAGGTGAATATTTCTCTATTATTTTAAGAGCTAATTCTTTTCCTCTTTTATACGACTTAACATCATCAAACATCAACAATAACACATCTAGATCAATGAATAGATCATTATTGGTGTTATTATAATACGAAGTTCCCGCAAAATCACGAAATTCAATATCTTTGTCTCCATATCGAAGTTTTCTAATATCGTATTGACTTGTTACTTTGTAGCAGGAATTGAATCTATTTCCTTGTAATCTGTCAATAAATTGAGTTTTTCCAACTCCAGTAGTTCCGACAATTCCGATTTTAAACGACATCAAAGTTGATTTTTTTTAATTGTGAACCTAAAAAAAATCAATTTTTCTGTATTTTAGAATCCAGACGTCAATAAAGCATCTTTTCTAAATGATATAAAATTTTTATTTTTATCATAAATAGAATATTGTTTGAATTGTCTCATGCATTTATTGAATAAACATTTAGACTTCAGCTCGCTGATGGAATAATCATAAAATATTTTATAAGGGTTATAAAATGTGAAAATATTTTCAGTTATAATATGGTCAGGTAAACATAAAATATCTTTCAATATGCATTTTTTCATACTTAAATATAAAACTAAAAAATCAAAATATAAAATCATTTTTTGATTTTATTTTTAAAGTTTTCATTGAAATAAAAATGGATGAATGCAAAACATCTGCTGAATCGAAATATAATTATCATGATGAAATAATTTGTTCTCATAAAAAAACAACCAGTTCTTCTATATTATACGTTATTGCTGTTATATCAAATCCTGCTAGATTTGCAAGAAGATATGAACTATTTATTGAATTTTGTGAAAGAATGAAGGATGAAAAGCATGTTAGATTGATAACAGTTGAACTTCAACAGGGATGTAGAGATTTCGTAACCAATTCTACTATAAAATTACGAACTGATGATGAAATTTGGTACAAAGAAAATCTAATCAATATCGCTGTAACTCATTTACCTGATGACTGGGAATATATGGCTTGGATAGATGCGGATATAGAATTTCAAAACAAACAATGGGCGTCTGAAACAATTGAATTACTACAAACATATAAAGTTTTACAATTATTTAGTCATGCAATAGATCTAGGACCAAAACACGAAACTCTTCAAGTGCATGTGGGATTTGCTTATCAACATTGTAATGGTGAGATTTGGGCTCTTCCTAACAAATATAATAAACTTTGGCATCCTGGATATGCTTGGGCGATGACAAGAGATACTTTTGATAGAGTTGGCGGATTAATTGATTTTGGAATTTTAGGTGCAGGTGACCATCACATGAGTTTAAGTTTCATTGGTCTAGTAAACAAAACTCTAAATAAAAATTTACATGAAAATTACAAATTGTTGTGTAATATTTACCAAGAAAGATGTGAAAAAGTTATTAAAAAAAATATTGGATTTTTACATGGTACAATCCTTCATCATTTTCATGGATGTAAAACTGATAGAAAATATGTTGATCGATGGGAAATTTTGGTAAGTAATAATTACGATCCTTTAAGAGACGTTATTAAAAATAGTCGAGGATTATATGAATTGACCAATAATAAAATTAAATTAAGAGATGATATTATAACCTACTTTAGACAAAGAAATGAAGATTATAAAAGATTGGCATGCGATTACAAATATGTGAAAAAAGATTACATGTAAAAAAATAGTTTTTAAAAATTTTTTTCATCTAGCTTTTCTACCCCAAAAAAATTGATTTATTTTAATTTTTTTAACTTAAAAAAACAAAGTGATATTTTAAAGATGACTAAAATTTGTCAAAAAGAATATTGTGAAAAGGAAGCTATTAAGCGCGGTAAATATTGCATTGATCATTGCACTAGAAAAAGATCAGAAAATCAGTATGATGATTCTAAAACTGATGAAGAAATTCTTGTTCAAGTTAGACGAACTATAGAAAGGCAAAGAATAGAAGAAGATATGCAACGAATAGAAAATGAACGTCGGGTGGAAATGAGAAGAATGGAGATGATTAGAAAAGACGAAGAACGACAAATAAATGAAATCCGATACGTCGAAGAACGATTACTCCGAGAAGAGCAAGAAAAAGAATACCATGAGGCTTGTAGACAAGATTTAGAAAAAATGCATCGAGAAAAGGAACTAGAACAAATAAATCGAGAAAAGGAATTGGAACAAAGGAATCTTAAAAAGGAGTCAGAAAGACAACAAATAGAAGATGAACACAAGTTTGAAATTTGCATGAGAGAAAAAGTTCGTCTAAATAATGAAAGGGTGAATGACGAATATTACAAAATAAAGTTTGTGTTTAAGAATCTTGGAAATTTATCAATGATATCAACATTTTCTAAAGATGATTGTTTTGAAAGCGTCTTTAATTTTGTTGATTCATTTTTTTATGAGTCGAGTATAAATTTCCCGTCTGAAGGGTATGAACTAATTTCATATCCAAATATTACACTTATCGAGATAGATCATTCCAAAATAAAAATTTCAGAAAAATTTGATCATAGAAACATACAGCTAACTTTTAAAGAAATAGAAAAAATGATTTTGTAAAATTAAAATTTTTATTTTTTTAATAAAATGAAAATGAAGTGTCAAACTTGTTATAGAAAGATTAAAAATTTCACATGTAATCAGTGTAAGTGTGATGGATTTTTTTGCACAGATTGTCTACCCTTTTTTAAACATGGGTGTTCTTATGATTATAAAAAGGATAAGAAAGAAAAATTGACAGTTGAAAATGTTTTAGTAGCATCTGATAAGATAATCCATATATGAAATACAAACAATTTTATAATATTTTTTTATAATTTAAAATTTAAATATAAAATAAAAATGAATAAATTTCAATATATACTTTCTTTCTTTATACTTATTTTCTTTATACTTATATGCAAATTTGATATAAAATATATACTTTCTTTTTTTAAATGCGAATTTAATATAACAAAAGATATACTTTCTTTATTTACAGCTGTATTTATTGTAGATTTTATTTTTGCTATAATCATTAGGTATTTTTTAGGAAACCCGATAAATGATTGGTATGATAATTTCGGAATTTCTGCTGTTTTTGCAGATGTTTTTTCGATCGTTATTGGAATTGTTCTCGCTTATATTATTTATACTACTTTTATAAAAAAGGAAAATGAAGAGTTCAATATATGGATGTTTATTGGAGTAACCATATGCGTACAGCTTCTCCACGACCTATTTTTTTATTTTGCTGTTGTAAAACAGATGCCAAAAGGTCATAATAAAATGATTGATGTTTTTAGGGAATACGGAGAATATGGTGGTGCTGGAATTCTTGCGATAGATGCTTTAATGATGGTTTTGTCTATTTTAATATTTTGTGTTATATCAAACTATTTTAATGATGTTTCAAAGTTATTTTGTTTCGCATTTATATTGTACGCATTTCAATACATTATCTATACTCCTAGACAAAATATTAAATTATTTAAAGAATAAGATATAATGATCAATAAAAACATGTTTTCAGACATTGAATTACGACGAATATCAGAAAGACCTGTCACGACATTATGCGAAATTATGAATCGTAATCTAAGTGATAAAGGAAGCGGTCATCATAATTATACGAAATTATATGATCATATGTTCTCTTATTTTAGACATGAGAAATTGAATATTCTTGAAATAGGAGTAGGTAGCGTGAATCCAAATATTCCTAGTAACATGTCTGGTGGAGAGTTAGGAAAAATATATAAACCTGGTGCAAGTATTAGAGGATGGACAGAATATTTCCCGAATTCTCAAGTATATTGTTGTGATATAGATCTAGAGATATTAAATTTTAATAATGAAAGAATTCATTCTTTTTTCTTTGATCAAACAAATGATTATATAATGAAATCAGTCACAAGTACTGGAATTTTAAAAGATGTGAAATTTGATATAATAATCGATGATGGATTGCATGTGTTTTCAGTGAATTGTAATGTTATGAAATATTTGCTTCCGAAATTAAATCCTGGTGGATATTATATTGTAGAAGACGTAATACAAGATCAATATGATTATAAAAATATTGATTTTGATTTAATAAATAGTAGAAATTACCAATATGTAAGATTACCAAATAAAAATAATTCATGTGATAATAACTTGTTTATAGTTAAAAGCTAAGAAATTTTTATAACTACTTATAAGTTATAAAAAATTTACCGTATTCATTTTCGAGAACGCTTTCTTTTACTTTTTCTTTTAGTTTTCCTTTTAGTTTTCCTTTTAGTTTTACTTTTTTTTGACCTACGATTTTTACTTCTTCTTTTTGAACGACGCTTTTTCTTGATTTTTCCCGCATCTGTTCTTTTTGTTCGGCACAATTCACACATATCTCTATCATAACTATTTGTTAAAGTACAATCTTTACAAGCCCAGGTTTTTGATTTAGGAGGGTGGGTGGGGGGGTCTTCCAGAGATTTTTTTCTTCTGAGTGATGACAATGTTGGGGCTTCTGATGATTTATATGGTGCTGCTTCTGATGATTTATATGTTTTTCCATATACTTTTGGTGCTGCCACTGATTCTGAGGTTTTTCTTCTGATTGACAATGATAGGGCTTCTGGTTCTGCCGAGAATCTTCTTGCGGATTGTACTTTTGGGGCTGCTACTGATATAGGTTTTAGAGCTCCACAAGTTTCACAATTATTACCAGTATTTTCCATTACAGTACATAAATCACAAGTCCATGGATGAATTTCAAATATTCTTCCATTCGCATTTTTAAATTCTTCAACAAGAGTTGTAGTTTTTTCATCAAGTGTGTTATGCCAATCTAAAAAAAATGCATTGTACGTTTTAAAATTAACCACATTTTCTTTCAAATAATTTAAATTATGTATATGTTCTTCTATAGTATCGTCAATAAAGAAAACATTATCGAAATTTAATGGGTTTCCTCCTTCTGAAACAAACCATAATTTTGATCTTGGAGTATTATCTTCACATTTCACATCTTTATCGGCAAATACAAAAGAACCTTTAATAATATTATCAATTACATCCTTTCTTACCATGTCTTTTGACGTATTTTTACCACGGGAACATATTATGAAATTATTTTGAAATGTTAAAAATAATTCATTTGCATTTTTAATTAAGATTTTTTTATTTTTTTCTCCTGGGAAGTTTTCATTTAAAAACTCGAGATTTATTAGTTTTTTTACTTCGCTTTCTTGAGCAAAACTGAAAACTAGAACATCGTACCATAATGTGTTGTCTAAATCAGATATTAAAAATTTGTTCCTTCTTGAATCTGACTAATTATTTGCTCAATTACAGGTCCGCTTTTTAAAATATGTGTTCTAATTTCTACCATTTCATTTATTTATTGATGATTTAAAAATTAAATTATAAATATTAAACTAAATAAATGATCGAAATTGTTGCAGGTAAATATGATTTAAAATATTTCGAAAATATGACAATTTCGGAACTTAAAACATATTTCAAAAATTTTTCTTCCTATGAAGATTTTTTGAAAAAAGAAGAAATGCATTTCATTCCACCTGAAAAATTTAATAATTGGTTATACACAATTCATTTTATGGATTTTGATCTTTTAAAAATACCATTTTATAATTTGTTTAAACAAACCGGAATAGTTGTTGATAAAATAAAATATGACCATGAAACAATGAAAGTTTTGATTGATAATTATAAATACTATCAAACAGATGAATATTCAAGAATTTTAAATGAGTTTAGACAAATCGTTTTGACATATAACAATACTTAATTAAACTTGAAATTGAAATTTAAAGAAAAAAACCTATTTGTATAGTAAAAATGTTCGCAAAAGCAATGAATAGTAATAATACCTATACTTCCACATGGAATGGAGCGACTAGTTTGTCGACCCCAGATTTATCTGGACAGTATACAGGTAGATTATCACTTTTTTTTAAAGCCATTAGAGGTGTCTCTGATGACAAATTATATGAATATTTTGAAAAGTCTATAACCGAGAATGTAATCGATACCTTCGTTATGGCTTTTAATATTCGTGATGTTAGAGGCGGGAAAGGAGAACGATCAATTGGAAATACAATGATGACTTTTCTTGCTATCCATCATCAAGAAAAGTTTTTAAAGGTTCTGCATTTAATCCCAGAGTATGGTAGATGGGAAGATTTACTTTGTTTTTTTCCAAGAGTTAATCCAGGAATAAATTCAGAAGTGTCTGAACATGTTGTTGATATTGTTTGTAAACAGATTCTTAGTGATTTGTCTGATATGAAGGAAGGAAAACCAATATCTCTAGCAGCTAAATGGATGCCGACAGAAAATGATTCAATGGATAGAAAATTTCATTTAGTGAATATCATTTGTAAGAAACTTAACATAACTCCAAAGCAATATCGAACTGAATATATTGGACCATTGAGAAAATATTTGAATATCCTCGAACGATTAATGTCTCAAAAACGATGGGGTGACATAGACTTTTCTAAAGTACCTTCTTGTGCAATGAAGAAACTAAAAAAAGCTTTCGAAAAGAATACACCTGAATTTTTCAATGATTGGAAACTAAGATTATCAAGAGGTGAAGTAAAGATTAATGCAAAAGTTCTATTTCCACATGATATCATTCGAGAGATTCGAACAAAGGGTGTAACCGACGAAGATCAAATATTAATTTCACAATGGGAAGTAATGGAAGACGAAGTTAGAAAATTAGGAATTCTTGAGAATGCATTGGTTGTTGTTGATAATTCAGGAAGTATGACAGATAACAATCATCTACCAGCTGATATAGCTTATGCAATGGGGATTTTAATTTCATCGGTTGTAAAAGGTGACTTTCGAAATAATATTATATCATTCAATGATGATCCAGTATTTTTTGAGATTCCTGATGGAAATATTTATAAGAAATATTCTAAAATTCGTGAATCACCAGTTGGATATTCAACAAATTTGGAAAAAACTTTTGATCTAATTCTAAGAAAGGCAAAGATCCATAAATTAAAGGAAGAAGATATGCCAAAGAAAATTTTCATTGTATCTGACATGCAATTTAATAGTATTGAAACAGAAGTTCAGTATGGTTGTGGGTATGGTAGAAAAAATACTACAAATTTCGAGGAGATTGAAGAAAAGTACTTTAATAGTGGATACAAGAGACCTCAAATTTATTTCTGGAATGTAAATGGAAATATAAACGATTTTCCTGTTTCTGTTGATGACAATGGAACATGTATGATTTCTGGAGCAAGTCCGAGTATTTTGAAATCTGTTTTTAGATGCAGTGAAATTTCACCAGTTCCAATTTTGAGAGAAACTTTGGATGATGATAGATATCAATCTGTAAGAAGATGTCTAGAATAAAAAAAATGATATTTTAATTAATTCACCGTAATTAAAATAAAAATGCAAGAAGATTACGATTATATTTTCAAAATTTTAATTATAGGCGACAGTTCAGTTGGTAAATCATCTACTGTTTCAAAATTCGCAGATGAAGAAAATTTAGAATATTCTCCAACTATTGGAGTTGATTTGCATGTGAAAATTATAGAAGTTGATGACAAAAAAATAAAAATGCAGATATGGGAAATAGGCGGAAGTGAAAGATTTCGAAAAATAGTTTCTGCATATTATCGAAACTGTCAAGGTATAGTTTTGATGTTTGATTTAACAAATAAAGAATCATTTGAAAATTTACAAATGTGGATCAATCATATTAAAGAAAATTATAATAATGAAGATGAATACTGTGATGATATTCCGAAAATATTAGTTGGGAATAAAAATGATTTGAAAATCCAAAGAAGTGTTTCACACGAAGAAGCTTATGATTTTTCATATGATTTGAACATTCCTTATTTAGAAACATCGGTTAAAAATAATGAAAATACTAATAAAGTTTTTGAACTGATAGCAAGGGAAATAAAAATGAATAGAAAATATTGTTTAAAAAATATGAAAAGTTTCGAATACAAAGCAAAATCGCCTCGTGTAAAGGAGGAAAGAAGTTGCTGTTTTGACTGGTTAACATGTTGTTTCTCTGCAAGATGATAAAAAATATTTAGGTCCTGTTTTTTATATTTATAAAATGTTTTCTTAAATCTTAATGAGATTTAAGAAAAAAGAAGGATCTAGAAATAGTTTCTGACCCAAATCGGACAATAAGTCTTTACAAATTTCTTTACAATCATTTTAGTAAATTTAGGATAATAGATAGTTAGGGGTAAATATTTTCTCATTTTTACTATTGAACTGTTTCTAATCATTTTTATTTATTATGTTATGTATTGAAGTTCAGTTTTTAAAGCACTTATAATTTATTTATTTCGGAAGTTTTTGTTTTGTCTGATTCTTTCTGCTATTATTAATACATACGTTTTGAAATACAGATAAATATGAAAGTATGAATATTACAAATAAATATATAATGAGGTTTCCTGATTGAATTTTGTTATAATTATAATTACTGAAAAAAATATAACTTCCGATAATAATCCAAATCAGATTTACTAAATTCAATATATATAGTAGACAAACTGATGTGCATTTTACAAAACTTTTATTAGCAGATGTTGTGTAGAATATAATTGTGACGAAGGTGCAAATTGCTAAAGAACCGTTCACTATCAACCATTTATCAAAATTGATTATATCATTGTCAATATTTAATAAATCGTTGTAAAATACCCCAATAAATATTTCAGAAATAGGAATTCCTAAATATAAAATTGTCAAGAATGAAAATCCAATAAAACTGCAAAAGTATATGAATGAGTCAGACATTTTGATCTGAACTAAATCAATAAAAAAAATAAAAAAAATCATTTTTTTTTCAAAAAAAAGATATTACATGTAAATTTTTATTGACATATATGGTTTTAATAAAAATTAAAAATTTATTACTTAAAAGAAAAATTATTCTCTTTTAATAAAAATGTCAGCTTCAACCGGAATTCAATTGGGTTTTATAAATCAAAATGTTAAAAATTCAGGATTGTTGGTATCGGGATTGTATTATCAGATCTACAATGGTTATTTTAATGATGATTTAACATTTTTCGATTCAGCATCTTATTTATTTCCTTCTGGGTCAACAGGATTTTCTAGTGATTTTACAAATCTTGGACTTTCAACTAATCAAAAAACTCAACCTAATCAAAATTTAGCTTATTTTTCAGTTCAATGGTCTGGATATTTAACAACTCCGTCCGGAACAAGTGGTACTTGGACTTTTTCAACAACTTCAGATGATTCTAGTTATATTTGGATCGGCAGTAACGCTTTGTCTGGGTATAATATTGGAAATTCGTTAATTAATAATGGTAGTTTACATCCTAACCAAACCATTACTAATACGATAAGTTTGTCTGCATCCACAACGTATCCAATAAGAATTGTTTATGGTCAGTCTATGGGTAACTATGATATGTCTATACGTTTTACTCCACCTGGAGGTTCTTCAAAAACAAATGGTGTTGGATATTATTTCGCCGGACAAATTAGTTCTTTCGATACTCCACTAAATTTAGGATATCTTAGTGGAAATACTTTACAGAGTGGTTCTTCTATATCAATTGGAAATTATGCTGGTAATTATGGTCAAAATTATGGATCTATCGCGATTGGTTATGGAGCAAGTATCACTGGTCAAGGAACTTATAGTGTATCACTTGGTTATAAAGCAGGTCAAACAAATCAGGCAGCAAATTCAATAGTCATCAATGCAGCTTCGGTAGGACCAAGTGTTTCAAATTCTGGATTATATATCAATCCAATAAGACTTGATACTTCAACAACAACTGTTTTGGGATATAATACAGGCACTAAAGAAATTACTTATACTGAAAGTATAACTGGATATACAGGTTCAACAGGACGAACAGGTTACACAGGATATACAGGTTACACAGGTTACACAGGATATACTGGTTATACAGGGTATACAGGTCCAGCTGGACTTAACGGTATTTCAGGAGGTTTAAGTTTATTTTTTGATAGTACGACATCTTCTTCTATACCTGTCACAGGATCTCTTTTGCAAACACCAAATACTGGATCACAAACAACTATTACAGGTAATTTTCCTAATAGTTCATCAAGTCCTTTATTAATTGGTTCATTTTTAACTGATTCTAATACGATAGATTCATCAACAATAGTTCATGGTTTATGGGATATAAATTTATATATTAATGCAAATGATGTTTCATCTCCTGTATTTTATTATTCAGTTGGAACTGTTGTAGACTCCGATGGTACTAGTAATCCAGTTTCTTTGTTTAATGATTCAGCGAATCCTGTTCAAATCACAAACATCTCGATGACATTGGTAAATGATACTGTATATGTCCAAGAAAACACTTTAGGTGATATATCACGAAGAATTAAGATAGATATTTATGGTATAATTCCTTCAGGTAATAGTACATCTAAATATATAAATATTTATTTTAGAAGTATAACACAATCTCATACACATACAACATTATTAGCAAATTTAAATGGACCAACTGGACCTACAGGATATACAGGCACAACAGGATATACTGGTCATACAGGTTATACTGGAGTTACTGGTTACACAGGATACACTGGGACTACAGGATATACTGGATACACAGGTTATACTGGTTACACTGGACATACCGGGTATACAGGACACACAGGGTTCACTGGACATACTGGGTATACAGGTCCAACTGGTCCTCCAGGAACATCTTCTAACACAGGTACAACTGGTTATACAGGAGTTACTGGGTTTACAGGATACACTGGATTTACAGGTTACACAGGGTACACAGGTGTAACTGGTTTTACTGGAGTAACAGGATACACCGGATACACAGGTTACACAGGGTTCACAGGAGTTACAGGTTATACAGGTTACACAGGTTATACAGGATACACAGGTTACACGGGGTTTACTGGAGTTACAGGATACACAGGATACAGCGGGTATACAGGACACACAGGCTACACAGGGTTCACAGGTTACACAGGGTTCACTGGGCCAACAGGTCCGGCAGGTTATAATTCAAACACTGGATCAACTGGATCAACCGGATATACAGGTTACACAGGCTGGACAGGTGTTACAGGTTATACAGGTTACACAGGGTTTACAGGATACACTGGGTTTACTGGACCAACAGGGCCAGCAGGATTTAATACAAACACAGGCACGACTGGATCAACAGGGTATACAGGTTATACAGGTTATACTGGATTCACAGGTTACACAGGCTATACAGGATACACAGGATACACAGGATACACTGGATACACAGGATATACAGGCTACACAGGATACACTGGATACACAGGATATACAGGGTCATCAGGAAACACTGTGCTATCAGGGACATCAAATCCTTCAACAGGAACTGGAAAAATTGGTGATTTTTTTATAAATACATCTTCATCTGTAATATTTGGACCAAAGATATTCGATGGATATCCAGCAAGTATGAGTTTCATAGTCAATGTTCCTACATATACTACATTTGGGGCATTACAATTTCCAGATACGACAAATGATTTAAATAATTTGGGAACAAGTGATTTCACAATAGAATTTTATTCATATAATTTAGGTGATACAAATGGGAGAGCATTTTCTATTGGATCATATGCTGATTCTGGTCATGCAACTCTGGCAATTTCATTTGAAGGAACGACAAATATTTGGTTCAATGGTTCTAGTCATGTGACAACAGACACAGGCACTTTGAATGTATGGACTTACTATACTCTGACAAGAAGCACATCCACTTTATATTTCTTTGCCAATGGAATTTTAAAAAATTCATATACGATTGGTTCAGGCTTCGATTTCACAGATACATCTCATCCATTCACAATCGGGGCGGAAACTAATCTTCTAATCGGCGGTGCAATGAATGGATATATAACAAATTTTAGAGTTAAAAATGTGTGTATGCATACAAGCGGATTTTCTATACCATCTTTACCTTTAACATCCGATGTTGACACTTTACTATTACTTATATCTGCTTCTAATGGAACAGCTTTTGTTGATAGCAGTTCAAATAGTTATGCATTGGTTCCAAGTGGAAGTGCTGCTTGGTCATCGAATGGTCCAGGTAATTTTAGTTGGGGATCTGGTTCTAGTTTGTTTGGACCAACAGGTGTTACTGGTTTCACAGGATATACTGGACACACAGGTTATACAGGATATACTGGTTTTACAGGTGTTACAGGATATACAGGGTATACAGGTTACACAGGATATAGTGGTTATACTGGTTTTACAGGTGTGACAGGTTACACAGGCTACACAGGATATAGCGGTTATACTGGTTTTACAGGTGTGACAGGTTATACAGGATATACTGGTTATACAGGTTTTACGGGTGTTACAGGATATACAGGAGTTACTGGTTTT